CCCACTTTAGCAATATGCGTTGTAGATATTTGTCATACTCAGCGAAGTCCAAATCAAAAATGTTTGGATGTGTTTCGATGTGTTCCAGAATTTTCCCCCATTGAACAGAATGTGGATCCGTACCAATAGCGTGATTGAGCTTAGTATACGCACTCGTATACGCCTCCTTGAAGTGCCCAAATACACAGCTGTCAGCAATGATCTTATCAACTGGGATAGAGTGAAAAACTCGCGTCTTTCCGGCTTTGACAGCACTAGTTTTAACAACTGCATCTTTGAGCTTGCTGTTACTAAAACTAAGAATTCTTTCTCCGCGCTTTCCTGCTTCGATCTTCTTAAGGAGTCTTGCTTTCAATGACTTTCCCACCCCATCGTTAAATGTGATAGTTCCATCATCGTTATTCAAGAAGTCCTTCTTCTTCGTCATCCCTGGCATGAGATTCCAGGGAAGTCCGCTGGCTTTGTCAAGTTCCATTCCTCTACAGAATTGGTTCTCGCGATGACCATTGAGACCTTCAAATAAAAGTTGTTCGGGATCAGATGAACACGTGTTAATGTGTCCAATCTTCACCGCCATTTCTTCCATCATCTGTCTCGCTAGTTTTTCAACGAGTTCTTCATCCATATCTGGAATTTTCTTTCCAAGATGTTCGTTTGCACGAAGGAGGAGAGATTTCTTTCCGTTGAGATTACGTGGTAACTCAATTTCAATTCTATTATCCTCCGGATTCAAAGGTGCAGGTTGTAGTTGCTCTTCGAATTGTTCCTCGAAAGGTGACAAATGCCAGTGTGACAGAGAAGCTGCTCCGGCTGGTTTTGTTTCGCGACATAACTTTCCGATGAATTTAAGTTCTTCTCCTTTAGGCAAATCCGTTGGTTCGCCTCTAACGATTAATGATGAAAATTTATCGTCAGATGTGCAGCATTGCTGCTCAATCTTACTAAGATCTTCTTTCACAAGGAAAGCTCCAAGCGTGAAGCTCGAAGCTCCTGCGGTATGAAAACCTAGAAGTTTCGATTGATAACGGTCATGCGAGGATACAATAGTCCCCCCACAAT